GGTACTGAAAGGCGGTAGACGGATTAAATACTATTGATTCAATGGGCTTTATTAAAGTTTCGCCCCAAATCTGCCCCAAATTCAAGCAATCAGGAATATTTCTTTGATTTTTTCAAAGTTCTTTTCTGCGAGTGCTTCCATTTGATGCGAATATACTTTCAAAGTGATATCTGGGCTTTCATGACCTAACAATTTTGATATGGTTACAATATCTACACCCTTTAAAATCAAATAAGATGCGTAAGTGTGACGCAGGCTGTGATTTCTTACTGGTCGGCCAACTAGCTTTTTTATCAGCTTATTACAAGCCGAATTAGACACACCAAAACAAACACGGTTCTTAATATTTGCTTGCCAGTATTTTTTCTTGTACGTTTTAAGTGTTTCAATCGAGTTCTTGTCTATTGGTACTTTTCTTTTTGAAGTTTCATTTTTCAGGCCTGCAAAATCTTGCGTCTTAGAATAGTCAAATGACTTGTTTATATCTATAATTCCATTTTTCAAATCTATGTCGCTCCAAGTTAGCCCTAGAGCCTCAGAGAAGCGTATACCAGTGACTGAAAGCAGGTATAGAGTGAAATAGGACACGTACTGGATATTCGAGCGAGTGGACGAAATTAGAGACTTATATTCGTTTTCTTCCAAGAAGTCGTTTTCTTCTGCTCGGTTTTCGATTTGTGACTTCACTTTGGCATCTTCAGCAAAATTGTAGCTGATCACTTGTTCTCTGACTGCGACTTTCAAAGCACCTTTAATCTGATAGTGGAATTTCTCTAGTGTTTCTTGAGCGTATTTCTCGCCAAACTCGTTTAATTTTTTTTGATAATAAAGGGGCGTTATATCCTTTACTTTCAAATCTTCGAAATATGTTTTGATATGCTTGAGATTCTTCGTGTACGTATCCCACGTTTTATCCTTAACGTGCGGTCGCTTGTAAACCTCGGACCAAGTTTTTACAAAATCATAAAGCGTAATATCCTTGTTCATCAGTATATTTTCAGTCAGAGTTTCTTCAATCTCTCTCGCTGCTGCTTGAGCAAGTTTTTTTGTTTTAAATCCGCTCTTTGATTTCTGCTTATATTTACCAGTGTTATCTTTGTAAGAGATGCGATATTCCCAACCGTTATCCCTTTTTCTGAAATACGCCATTGTTTTTACCTCATTTTTTTGATAAAATAGGTACAAGAAAAGACATCATGCGAGGTTACCTCCATGAAAATCCTTTCTTGTCGTAAGCCTCACGCTCGGAGTCGCCAAACTTTGAGAGCGTGGGGCTTTTTTTATTTCTTAGATTTAAAGACGCATCCGCAGTTTCGACAGTGCCAGTTGTGTTTTCCTTTTTTACCAACTAGGCCGAGGAGGACAAACGGCCAGGCAATCATCCAACCGATGCACCCAACACAACCATTGAACCCCTTACGGTCCTGCATCATGTATTCAATTTGATCACTGCCACATTTTGGACAACGTCTTACATATTTAGCCATTATTATATATTCCTTTCTTGATTGTGCTAAATTTTTTAAACTTTATAAATATCTACGACCTCTCCGATTGTTCGGATGTCGTCGTTTTCTGACAAGTGGATTTCTTCGTATCCACTATTCAGACTTTGTAAGTACCATGAACCGTCATAATCTCTTTTAAGTTTTTTGACGAAGTTCTTACCGTTTATCTGGAAGATACCGATTGAGTTGACATCAATTTGGCTAGCTACTCTGATAAATAATAAATCGTTATCTTCGATGAGTGGCTCCATTGAGTCGCCTGCCACCTTAGCTATTGTATCATATTCCTCTGGCACATCTTCAGCTCTGAGCTTCACTTCCATGTGTAGATTATCTTCCTGAAACGTTCCATGGCCTGCAGCAACCAATCCCTCAACGTAGTCAATGATATAATCTTCATTGCTTACCTTCTCGAAGATAGAAGCAACCTTAGAACTTTCCTGCTCATCAAGTTGAGCATTGGCAAAGTCGAGGACCTTCTCTTGTCTAGGTTCTTCTAGTTGGTTATAGATGGTTAGGATTTCGGGTGCTTCAGTCTCCAGTTTATGAAAATCAACTCCGTCAGCTAATGTTTCAGGGCGAATCCCAAGCGCTGAGCAGATTTTAAAAATATTATCAACATTGGATTTTAAAATCCCTCTGTTGAGAATGGAATTTATGGTAGAAGCTGGCATGTTGACTTTTAATGCCATCTGCCGAACGCTCCCGTATTTCAGCTCTATGAGCTCTCTTAGTTCCTGTTCTGTCATAGCTATTTCTCCTTTTTTTTATTATATCACACGAAAATTCGTTTGTAAAGAAAAACAAAATTAAAAATTTGCCGTTTTTTTGTTGACAATGAACGAAAAAAAGTTTATTATATAATCAAGCTCATCAACGAGCTTAATTTTAAAATTTAATAAACGAAAATTCGTTTAGAAAGGAGTTGCGTATGTTGAATATTGACGAGGCACGAAAGGAAAAGGGCATTTCTATTGTAGATATCGCTGACTATCTTTGTGTAAGATCACAAACTGTTAGCGACAAGCTAAAAGGGAAGTACCCTTTCACTTTTCAAGAAGCTATGTTAGTTCAGGAGAAATTTTTTCCAGAGTACGAGCTAAAATACCTTTTCACTCCAGCAGGTGATACTGCTTAATTTTTTCACCAAGCGAACGAAAATTCGTTCACAATCGATTTGATGGAGTAGAGGAGCAAAAAATAAAAGGAGAAAGGAGCTCGCATGGATAAGAAAAAACTTTATAACTTAAAAGTGGATTTCATCTTTCAGGAATCCAACTAACGACTATACTGCTGTTAGTAATGATTTTATCAACGATCCTGCGCTTGGAGCAGCTGAAATAGGAGTACTGATGATTGTTTTGAGCAATATATCTACCTGGCAAGTCTACCCTGAAGAGATAGCAAAACGAGCAGGCTTGAATTATCGAACTGTTTTAAAGCACTTTGAAAAATTGAAACAAGCGGGCTATTTGCGAGAAATTAAGGTATCTTTTGGGCGCGGGACTGGTTCGCGAATCTTTAGATTTTTCTCTGATAGAAAAATATCAGAATTTAGTTTTCAAATAATGCAAGAGAGACTTTTTGCTGAGTTGCGGTCACAAGGTTTGCAGGNTACATGTAAAAATAATACATGTAAATTTTTTTACACTAACAAATATTAACTAACAACAAGTATTAAATAACAATAAATATTAACTAACAACAAGTCCTACTTCTTTTAATAAATAAAAGAGAAAAATTTCAAATTTAGGACTTTGCAAAAATGGGAAAGGAGTACTCATGAAGCAATTAAAACTAAGCATTAAACCCAAACAAGAACCTACTGAGGGTCAATCTCTTAATTCTTCAGGTTATTCAGTAAAAATCAATGACTGGGAGCTTGGCAGAGGGGTCACTAGCTTCAGACTAGAAATGCCTGCGAACGGAAAACCAAAAATCACTATTGATTTTACACCAGATATTATTGAAACTAATGGCGTGGTTGTGGATCCTCAAGTTTTAGAAGTGTTTGAGCAAGCTTACTCAGACTTTATTGTCAAAACTCAAAACGAGAAGGAAAAATCTGATTAGAAGACAACAAAAAGCACCTGACGGCAATCAGGCGCTCAACAAAATTATTCAAGGAAATTATAACATGAACGATTTAATGATGCAACTATTAGACCAGTTCGAGGCTGGTTTGATGGATAGAACGCTCAAAGTTATGACTGTTATCACTGATGAAAAGAAGCACTATCCAATGGAATTGAACAAGTCACAATGTTCTGAAATGCTATTAGGAACTAGGGACACAGCAACATTCGACGAGCGCTTCAACCGACACGCAGACTTTCCACGAATTGAAGGCAAGCGTGAGAAATATCCAAGAGATGCAGTTATTGAATGGTACCACGAAAATTGGAAAAAGACAGCTATTTAACGAAGGAGAAAATATGAAATTACTTACTAAATTAAAACTCAGTCTTGAGGGAATCATCCATGAAGTGAGCCTTGACTGGAGAGTAGTCGCAGTCGAGCTTAACGAGGACCTTCTCGAAGAGCGCAAACGTCGCTTTGCTTTCGAGCAAGAAAACTACAATTTGAAGCAGGAGCTTGCTGCCTACAAGTACAAAGAAAACTTTGATATCAAGGCTAGACTGCAAGGAGAAATGTAGATGTACATTATATCAATCCATGTCAAAAATGCTGAAACTGGAAACGAGGATTTCAGTTTGATTGGAAGAGACTTTTTGCCAATTGGCAAGCAAGATTATTCGGCTACTGTTTTCGAGACTAAGGAAGAAGCTATTGCTTATTTGAAATCAGCTTCATACGAAGCTGCGGGAGTTTATGGAAATGACTGGGAATTTCAAGACAAGACTTCTTCTGGAGTGGAATCCCGTTGTCGAATTTGGAAAGTCGGAGAATAAAGAAAAAAGGAGAACAATATGTTTAAAGCACTAAAAACAATCAAAAAAATCAAACAACTTCAGAAAGAAATGCACGCTTTCAGCCTTGCGTTTCTAGCTCTACAAGATATGGGCTTGATGCCAGAGACTGAAAGAAGCAAGGCAAAGGCTCAAACAATGCACGATGTAAGTCACGTGCTCAAGGACGTCCTGGACGGCAAGTCGGTAGATGAAGCGATGAAGCGTCTAAATAGCGAAGTGAAAATTGAGGAGGTGGAGCAGGAAGATGACCAGAATTGAACTTGAAAACCGTGTGTGGCTTTTGGCCAATCATGAAGAAAAAAACGAATTGCTGGATCTTGGGCTAACATCCAAGGCCAGATATGTGAAACGAGTGCTTGAACTTGGAAAGGTGTATGCTCATGTTTGATTACGACAGAGATATGATGCAACCGCCTGAACCACGAGAAGAACTTGACCCGAGCGAATATGTAGATATCGGATGCGGTCGGTGTCGATATGTGGGTGATGAAGTATGATTGAAGAATTACACGCAGAAATCGACAATTGGCGGTCTGACTATATCCATCTTGGCCGAGAACTTGGGAAAATCATCAACGAACAACAAGACATAATTTTGAAATTGCAAAACAAAAACAGACGCTTGAAGCGTGAAAATTGGAATTTGAAGAAAACGAAAGGAAGAAAGAAATGACAAATGAACTAACACACAAACAATTTTTTAACTCACCAGCAGTAAAACAAAAATTTTCAGAAGTGGTAAACGGCAACGGTCAGCAATTCGTGGCCAGTCTACTTAGCATCGTAACAAACAACAACCTACTTGCTAAGGCTACAAATGAAAGTATCATGACCGCTGCTATGAAAGCTGCAGTCCTTAATTTGCCAATCGAACCTAGTCTTGGCTATGCTTATATCGTGCCTTACAAGAACCAAGCACAATTCCAAATTGGATATAAAGGCTTGATTCAGCTAGCGCAACGAAGCGGGCAGGTTACACGATTGAACGCAGGGGAAATCTATGAAAGCCAGTATAAAGGATTTAACCCTCTTACTGAAGACCTTGAAGTAGACATGTCTGCTATTCCAAAAGAAAAAGAAAAGGTGGTCGGATACTTCGCATTCATGCGTCTTGCAAACGGATTTGAAAAGACTGTTTTTTGGACCAAGGAACGAGTCCAGGCACACGGCAAGAAGTACAGTCAATCATTCTCTAGCAAGTACAGTCCGTGGCAGTCTGATTTTGATGCCATGGCTAGAAAAACGGTATTGAAGCATATGCTATCAACTTACGCCCCGCTTTCAACCGAATTGCAGGATGCGATTGTGGCAGACAACGCAGACAGTACAATTTCAAACAAGAACGAAATCAAAGACGTCACTCAAGAACCAGTTGCTGAAACATTGGACGGCATTCTTGGAGCTTCTGAAGAACCAAAAAAAGAGGTTATCAACCAGGAGTTGACAACCACAGATACAAAATACCCAGCAGATGAGATCCCAGATTTTGACCAAGAAACGGGCGAAGTAATCGACCAAGAGCCAGAAACCGGCCAAATGGACATGCTAGAAGGGGAGGATTTCTAGAATGACTGAAGAATTGAAAGATGTAACAGATAGCCTAGAACTCGTTCCAGTGACGGATTTAGAAGTCGGATTTGTTCTGAAAGCGGCTGAAATCGAAATCCAAGGAAAAGAGGTTTTGGAACAAGCTTTAGCAGCATATCAAAAGAAATACGCTGGCTATATCGTGACAGAAGAAACTTTGTCAGATGACACCAAGGTTAAAGACGAATTGGGACGAGTGCAACGTCAGATTGAGCAAGAACTCAAAAACCAACTAAAAGACTACTCTAATCCGTTGGACGAAGTGAAAGCGTGGGTTAATGCTGTACTAGACCCTATCAAAACTTTGCAGTCTGACATCAAAAATCAGATTAAAGAATTTGAAGAGAGAGCGACAGAAGCTCGCAAGGAAACAGTCAGAGAAGCTTTTGAATCTGCAATCGCAGATAGCGGAGTTGATCTCGATATCAAGCTGTTTGCTATTTACTTTGACGATTTTAGCAAGAAAAAGTGCTTCATGGCTGATAATGTGCGGATCAATCAAGCGACCTCTAAGATGATTGTTGATTTGGTCGCAGAAGAAGCAACCAAAAAACAGCAACGCGAGGCCGGACTTATCCAGATAACAGAAGCAGCTGCCAAGGCCGGCTTTGGCCCAGTTGTCTATATCCGACTTTATGAAGGAGGCGCCAAGCTGGAGGATATCCTGCAGGCCATTTTAGACGATAAAGACCTAGCAGACAAAGCCAAGGCAGAGGAAGAGCTTAAAAAACGTATCAAGGAAATGACAGCTATTGCAGAGGATAATGATCTGGCTCCTCAAAAATACGTTGACATGCTCAAGGAAGGCAAGTCCGTTTTGGATGTTATCAATATCCTACACGCAGACGCAGCTGAAATGAGACAAGCTCAAGTGGAAGCAGAACGAAATACCCAGAATCAATCCTACACCCAAAATCAGCCAGAATTTGAGCCTGAAACGAGTTCAGAGGGCAATAGCGCCCGCGAACAAGGAACAGGCCAAAAATCGCAAAATATGGCTTCTGATGATGTGGCTAAAAAATATGGTTATCGATACCAAAATATGGAAATTATTTTCCCTGAAAAAAATATGCGTCAAGTCAAAGAGCAATTCAAGGCTATTTCTCAAGAGTTAGGGATTATTGTCCGAGTAATGCCTGAAATGGCAAGCAAGGCTGAAAGGGTGGAAATAGAATGACACAAGATTTACTTGGCAAAGATTACTATTCAGCAGCTTCTGCACGTCGCTACTGGTCTATCTCGCAATATAAGCGATTTAGAGAGTGTGAAGCGCGAGCGCTAGCGGAGCTGGAAGGAGAATGGGAAGACCAGAGAGATAATACAGCTCTCTTGGTCGGGAACATGGTCCACAGCTATTTTGAAAGTCCAGAAATACATAAGAAATTTATGGATGAAAACGCAGATGCCATGATTTCAAAAGCCGGAAAGACCAAAGGTCAGTTGAAATCCGACTTCTTGGTCGGCCAGCGCATGATTGAGCGACTGGAAGCTGATAAGCAGTTCATGGACTACTATGTCGGCCAGAAAGAGGTTGCTGTAACAGGCAAAATCGAAGGCGTGGAATTCAAAGGCAAGATTGACTGTCTCAATGTTGAAAAAGGGTATTTCGTGGATATTAAGACCACGAAATCTGACATTGATAGTATGGTCTGGATTCAGGATGAAGCAAGCGGACGAAATATTCAGGTCCGCTGGTTCGAAGCTTGGGGGTATGTTCTTCAGATGGCGGCTTACAAGAAGATGCTAGAAGAGAAGTACGGCAAAGAGTTCACCCCTATTATCTACGCAGTGACAAAAGAGCCGACTCCCGACACAAGGGCCATCGTTTTTCAAACTCAGGAAAAGCTTGGCTATGAGCTGACAGAGTTGTCTATGATCATCCAGCGCCTTGACAAGGTTAAAAAAGGCGAGGAGAAAGCAAAGCCATGCGGCCATTGTGAATACTGCAAAACGAAAGCTTTGAGCCAGCGTGTAGAGGTGATTTGATGACTGATCCCCAAATTATGAGAGTCGATAGAGAAACATACAAGCTAGGCAAGCGGTCATCCCACTTTTGGTCTAGCAATAAAGAGTTGAAATTCTATGAGATTAGGTGTAACTGGGGTGTCAATAGACAGACACAGGCTTTCTATCATGTTTTGGCATATAGTCGCACCCAAGCCGAAGAAATGGCTGTGAAAGAATATGCAAGAACCCATCATATTACCGAAAAATGGGTAGTAATCTTTTAGAAAAAGCGAGGAAAGAATGAAAATCTATATTGAACAAGATGACGTAAAATTGAGTTTTGAACGAGCGCAGGAACTTGATTATCAAACCTTATTCAAAGCCTATCAGATGATCACAGGGTCTGACGAAATTCTTGAGGATTTAAGTCAGAAAGAGCCCGAGAATGCAGGGGCCGTTTTAAAAATTGATGCTGAGAAGTTAGCTGAAATTGATCCTGTCAATATAAAAGCAGCGAAGGACAAGTTATCTGCAAAATTTAGCGGAAGCACAGCGATTTCGCAGAAACCAAGCGAGAAGGTAGATGTTGATTTGCAATGCCCGTTTTGTGGATGTGCGAAGCGGTGGAAAGTCCCATCTTACTTTACATTCATGAATTGTCCTGACTGCCAAGGCTCAATTTTCTTGTCTTGGGCGACGGGAGTCAAAGGCGAATTGGATGACAATGGATTTTATTTCAGAGGGGACAGCCCGATGAAGTTCAAAGAGCAGACAGATGAATTCGAGGATATGTTTGCTGTTGAAAAATCAAAATAACCCAAAACCAACTATATTCCAAAATGGAAACAACTCAAAATTAAACAAGCCGTGTATTCTTGTAAAACTGCGAACTAGAAAACGTCAATGAAGGTCATGTGACCTTGGACGAGCGACTGCCCGTATTTAGCCAATTATCACAAAGGCAGTCGCATTTTTTGAAATGAAATGAATGAAATCAAAGAAAAAGCTCTGGCTAAATTGCTAGAGGAATTAAATAAACCACATGATCTTGCACTTGATCGCATTCATAACTGGATTTGTGACCAAGAAGATGAAGAGTTATTCCAGGGCATTCTAAAAGAGCGATACTCTCTGAAATGCGCTCTGAAGTATGCGAAAGAAAAAGCTCGCAAATTTGCTGAAGATGGAGTGGCTTGCATCGATGATAATACTGTTTTTGGATGGGTTCGAGAATATTTTATCTCAAATTCAAAAGTATCCAACATCGAACAGGTACCCGTTGAGCCAGTCAAAAAGAATAAGGCAGACAAACCACAAAATCCCCAAGAAGAAAAGGTAGACGTGGCCAAAATCAGGAAAGGCGCAGGGCCAGATGATGAAATCATCAAGAAACCTAAAATTAAGAAGGAGAAAGGAGTAGTCGAAGGCCAATTGGACCTTTTTGAAGAATTAGCATGAGCAAGATCAACGAACAATGCAAGCGAGAAGCTGATAGACGCTTGAAACCACCTGCAGACTTTTGGAAATGGTGTTATTCGCAGATTACAACGTACAAATGGAGCAATAAGGACAAGACCATAATCGCTTCAGACTTGGATCTTGGCCATTGTATTGAAAAACGATTGACGAAATCGTCACGGCTTACTTTTTACGACAAGACCTACTTTTTCTCAATTATTCTCTGCACCTCGAAACGTATCGAAATCCAATCTTATGAATTTAGCTCGAAGCTGGTTGAAGGGAAACAATTTATCAATTTTCAACTTACTAATCTAGAGCGATTTGAAAATAACAAACACACAAAGATTGGCCGAGACTACAACGGACAATTTTATCCGTATCTATTCGCTAATTTCTTTAGTGGCGGTTTTTACACAGGAAATATTTTTTATCCAAACAATTGGGAAAAGAGACTTCAAAAAGTATCCGAACTCAAATATTTGAAATTCGATAATATCTATTTTTGGGAAATTGAACGGCTTTACAAATATAAGTTTGAAATCGAGTTTGCTCAGAAGATTCATGCTTATAGGTTGGCCAACGAAATCATGTTTCCAAATTATAGAATCGGATTTACAAGAACAGTAGATATGCGGACCTTGAACCGCAGATGGCTTCAGAAGAATAAACAATTTTTCAAGAATTCAAATCGTAGTTTCAATGAATTTGAATTGAGTCGTCGGTTAAAAGAGCGGAATGGCCAGTTGGTGCCTGGCATTGAATCTTATCTGACATACCATGACATCAAACACATACCTAAAGGTGTAGGGGTCAATAAATTTCAAAAATGGGTTATCAAGAATAGCATTGAATTCAATGAGTATCTTGATTATCTCAAAATGCTACGAGAAATGGGAATTGAGCCTGAAGGCGATGCTATGCTTGTGCCAAAGGATTTCACGGCCATGCATAATCACACAGTCGGATTATACAATCAATTTGTTGAAGAAAGACGCAAACTGGAAGATGAGAAGAAACGTAAGCAGCTTGAGTCTGAGTTTAAACTTAGAGAAGGAATGGATAAGACAATCAATGGATATGCATTCCATGTCCCTATAAAAGTGGCCGAACTTATCTACGAAGGCAAGAAGCTACATCATTGCGTAAGCTCATACACAGATAAGCACTTCAAAGGGGATACTTTGATAGTCTTTGTACGCTTATCAAATCAACCAAAAACACCTCTTTACACACTTGAGGTAAAGCAGGGGAAGATAGCCCAATTTCGTGGAAAGTATAACCAAGATGTACCAGCTGAAGTCTGGGACATAGCCAATGAATGGATGAAACAAACAAAATTAGTAAAAAAAGTAGCATAAAGGAGAAAAATAAATGCTAAATAAAATCGACATCCCAGGAACAAGTATCACACTAGAAATCGTAGATAAGAACATCACGATTACAAACAAAATTGAATATGATATGCAGATGCATTTCAGAAATACGGACGCAGACGCTTCTCTTGATACGAACGGTGATGTGTTCGAGCCTCTTTATTGGCTAGACATCAGGGTAACACCGAAAACGCCAACAGAGTATCATACGAGCCTTGGAGTCAAGAGGGAGAAACGCCATTTGGCCGAACTTCAGAAGTTCTTCGAGTTCATCGAGAACAACAAGCGAAATCTCTTCGACCTTTGTGGAATCAAAGGAGAATTGCAATGAGTTCTCTGACATTATCGTTAGACATTTCAACTACTGCGACAGGATGGGCCTTATTTGAAGGTTCTATCCTTGTCGAGAGTGGTGTCTTAAAACATAAAAGCAAGTCATTCTTTGAACGTGGACGTTTCATGGCTAGCGAACTGAGAGCGATTCAATCAAGAGCCTTGCAGAAATACGACTGCCATTTTGAGTCGATTGTAGTCGAGAAGAACTCAGTCATGGGACCAAATCAACAATCTATGATCAGTATTGGAATTGTGACAGGCATCATCATTGGACGGTTGATTGCTGACAATGTGTATTTCGTGAACGTGTCGACATGGCGCAAATACTGGAAGTTCAGCTACAAAGACCGTAGCAAGAAGTCTATGAAGCTGCAGGCCGTTGCTAAGGTGTCCGAAACGTTCAACCTGAACGTCAAAGATGACGAGGCTGATGCGATTCTGATTGGTTCGTATTTCGTAAGTCATGGCCACGAATTTGGAGATCTGGAAAGCCATAAGATAAGTTAAAGGAGCAGGAAAATGAATAAAGAAGAAGCAAAGCAGAAATTACATAATTTAGCGTTTGCAAAATTGGACACTAAACCAGATGATTTAAAACTTGCGGACGTTATGCAGATTGTTAATCAAATTGACGAACCACAAGCAGGCCAAGCAGAGCAAGCGCCTCGTTATGTCAAGAATATACTAGCAAGATTGCGAGAATTGCCACTGCATGATCGTGAAGTTTGGCTAAAGGCCATCATGGGTGAATTTGAGAAAGATTTCAGTCATGCAAAATGGCGCGAGGGCCACGAGGTCGAGAAAGAGAAGAAATACAAAGTAGTTCTATTAAACTATAACGATGGACATTTGAATCTTGTTAATGTCAGGACTCTTGGAGAGAATATTATTTTCTTCACTAAGAAAACACAATTTGACCCAAGAAGTCTTAAACTTACAAAAGCAGAAATAATTTCTTCTGGTTTCGGCTGGGTATTCGATTGCCCAGGAATCAAGATCGAGGAGGTGAAAGATGAGTGACTTTCTAAAAGGTATTGGAGCAGTAACATTGATGTTATCAACAGCTGCAGTCGTTTTTCTTGCTATTTGCGGGCTTATTGAATGGTATTTTACATGGGTATTTTCAATTTTTCCAATCAAACCTTATTTAATACCAGTTTTGTTAGTGCATTCTTTCCTTTTTGGAGGGTTGGTATTCCTTGTAGGAAGTTTAGTTGAACTAATCGGCAAAAGGAAATCTAAAAGATAAAATCAAGGAGGTCACAGATTGAAACGAAGAAAAAGCATATCTAAAGCCACTAGACAAAAAGTTTTGGATAAATACGGTGGTCACTGTGCATATTGTGGCAAGATTTTGGATTTGAAAACTTTGAGAGTGGATCATTTGCATCCTCACTATCGAGGTGGAGAAGATAGTTTTGAAAACTATATGCCTGCTTGTTATCAATGTAATTTCTACAAATCTACTCTTCTGTTAGATGAATTCAGAGAGCAGATGTCTACCTTGCACGAGAGAATCAGTAAGCCATTTATAGCAAGACTTGGGTTAGATTATGGAATCATCAAAATCGAACCATTCAACGGAAAATTTTATTTCGAGGAGGTAACATGAGACGATTCATAGCAATCTGGATTCTTCTATCTGCTGGATTGAATATCTGGCAGATGGGCAGGATTGCAGAACTAGAAGAAAAGCGCCCGATTGTAATCTACAAAGCAGATAACAAAGGCGCAGAAATTAAAGGTAAAGTCGTCCACAAGGAGAAAATTGGCGACATGCACACAATCACTATTAAAAATTATGGCATTTTCGTAGTCACGCAAACAAGCTACGAATCTTTAAGGATTGGAGACGAGGTGAGATTATGAAACTCAAATTTAGAGCGTGGTATGTGTTGGCAGAAGAAATGATTGACGAAATACTGATGATTTCATTCGTTAGAAAAGAAATCATAGGGAAGTTTAGCGACGGTTCTACATCGGTTCCGTTAAAGTTTGAAGATAAGCGAAATGGAGAAGATGTTGTCCTCATGCAATCAACAGGACTTTTTGACATAAATGGCAAGGAAGTGTTCGTCGGTGACATCGTTAAATGTACAAGAGGATGTCTCCATGAAGTGTATTTAGAAAAAGAATACGGTGGTACATTCATAGGCGGCATGCCTGCAGTTTATCTAAAAGGATTGAGTGAAGGATATGCGTGGACCGGATATGAGGAAATCATCGGCAACGTCTATGAAAACAAGGAACTTTTGGAGGAGAAGGAGTGAGATATTTTAAAATCCTATGTATTGTTTTATTCGCATCCTTACTCGTAGCATGTCACCAGATTTCGAGTGGGACAGTGGTAGATAAGTACATTGATGAACCTCACACAACGTTCATACCTGTTATGAATGGTAAAAGTTCGGTACTTGTGCCAACCAGAACCAAAAGAAAATATATTCTGGTCGTTTCAGGATATGCAGGTAATAAGCAAGTTGAAGAAACATTTGAAGTGACAGCTGAGGAATACAAATACTATGAAATTGGCAATACTTTTATACAAGATGCCGTTTTAGAGAATAAGGAAGGGGATAAACAATGAGACCAAAAAGATATCCGTATTCAGGAAAAATAAAAAAGCAAGAAAAGCCTTCTGATGTGACTTTACCCGATTTAGTCGTTTTACCTAACGTTTCTTTTAGAAAAGAACTAATCAAACATGTCTACACGGTCACTAGATATCATGATGGCTGTACAATCATTCGTTTCAGAATTCCAAGATTTTTAGGAGCATACGATGAGCAAAGGGTCGAAGTAAAACTTAGCTATGAGGAAACCCTCAAGATACTAAATAGCTATTAAAACAAAAAAGCCAAGACACTCTCTGTCTCAGCTAATAGTTATCGCACAGACTATTATATCACAAAGGAGATAGAGAGTGAAGGCTAAAGAGCTCTTGAAAGAGTTGCAGGATCTGGACATGGACATCCAAAGCCGTATAGATGAAATCAATGAGCTTGAGGCAGGTTTGCTCTCAAGCCCCAAGTGGACAGATGTCAAAGTCCAAGGCGGTCAAACTAGAAAAATTGATGACGTCTATACTCAGCTTGTCGTGATGAAAGAGGCTATAGAACAGGATACCAAGGAAGTTATTAACAGGAAACTTGAATTAGGTAGAATGATCAATAGGCTTAAAAATCCAAAAAGCAGGTCTGTCCTTAGAATGACTTACATTACTAAGACCTACATTGAGGATATTTGCGACAATTTGAGAATAAGTAAGGCAACTTATTACAGATTACGCAAACAGGCTGAGTCTGAACTAGAGGAGACTATCATAGACAAAGTGAGCTAAAGTGAGTGCGCATGAAGTCTAAAATCTGTTAAAATGGTAGTATCAAGAATTAAAGCAAAGGCACCTTAGGCAACGACCTAGAAAAGCTTCTGAAAAACTGCTGGCTTGGGTTACCAGTGGCGATAGAGTAGGATGTTTTAATATCGCAAAAAAGACTACAAAAAATAAAAAAGAAAAAAGTAATTTCTAATTAACACCGCAAGTCTGTAGTCTGCTTGCACCAAGTCACTCTTTGAGTGGCTTTTTATTTTGTCGGAAAGGAGGTAGTCCGGTGAGTGGATAAATTAACCCCAAAACAAGAGCTATTTGTCCAAGGGATAATCTCCGGACTATCTCAAAGACAAGCGTATAGACAAGCCTATCCATCGGCGAAAGGATGGCTAGATAGTAGTGTAGATAGTAAAGCAGCCGTCTTACTTCAAAATGTAAAGGTTTTGTCAAGGTATCGTGAGTTGCTAAAACAGTTCTCAAACATGTCTCTATGGTCCAGAGAGCAGGCTTTTAATGAGTATGAATGGCTCAAGAACAAGGCAAGAGCTAGTATTGAACAAGATGGGATAAGGCAAGCTAATTCTAACGCTTTTCTTTCGGCTTTAGATGGCATGAATAACATGGCTTGGAAAGACTTTGAATTGACAGACGATAAAATCAGACAAGAGATTGAATTGCTCAAGATCAAGATTGAAAGCAACCAAGGCTCCAAGTCTGATACTACTCTCATGGAAGCTCTGTTGAATGCCGTGAAGGGTGGTGATGAGGTTGAAGATTGATTTTTCAAGCAAACAACTCAACATCATTCGTAGACCGTTCAACTATGAGCTTGAGGTCAACGAGGGCACGCCTCGAAGTGGTAAGACAACCGCTGGTCATTTCAGATACGCAAGATATTTGATTGAGTCATCAGACGAGAACCATCTTATCGCTGCATACAACCAAGAGCAAGCCTACCGCCTTTTCATTGACGGAGACGGTACAGGTCTAATGCATATCTTCGACGGTAATTGCAAAATCAAACACGACGAGCACGGAGATCACCTCTTAATCGACACACCAAACGGAACCAAGCGGGTCTACTACAAAGGTGGAGGTAAAGCCAATAGTGTAGGTGCTATCACTGGTATGTCTTTAGGCTCAGTGGTCTTTTGTGAAATCAATCTGCTGAACATGGACTTTATCCAGGAGGCATTCAGACGGACGTGGGCCGCTAAACTACGCTATCATCTAGCTGACCTTAACCCTCCAGCTCCACAACATCCAGTTATTAAGGATGTATTTGATGTCCAGAACACACGCTGGACCCATTGGACCATGGACGACAATCCGATTCTGTCTGAAGAGCGTAAGCAATCTATTATTCAATCGCTTAAGAAAAATCCTTATCTCTACAAGAGAGACGTACTTGGTCAGAGGGTGATGCCTCAGGGCGTTATTTACGGCCTATTTGACCTTGAAAAGAACATCAAGGACAACTTGGTAGGCGAACCTATGGAAATGTATTTCAATGGCGATGGTGGGCAATCTGACGCCACATCGATGTCTTGTAACATCGTTACTAAGCACAGAGAGGACGGCAGAACCTTTTTTAGGCTCAATCGTGTAGCTCATTACTATCATAGTGGTGCTGAGACTGGCCAAGTAAAGGCTATGTCTACTTATGCGGTCGAGCTTCGAGCGTTCATTCAATGGTGCGTTAGCAAGTATCAAATGCGCTATACCGATGTCTGGATTGACCCAGCATGTAGATCCTTACGAGAGGAATTGCACAAGCTAGGGATTCAGACAAGAGGGGCTTTGAACAACGCCCATGACGTTAGCAGCAAGGCGAAGGGTATCGAGGTAGGGATTGAACGTGGCCAGAATATCATCTCTTCAGGTCAGTTCTTGCTTATCAATCACCAAGAAGAAGAGTACGACCATTACTATTTCTTGAAAGAGATTGGCCTTTACAGCCGGGATGATAACGGACGGCCAATTGACAAAGATAACCACGCAATGGACGAATTTAGATATAGTGTGAACGTATTCTATAAGCGTTACGCCAATTTTTAGCAACAAGGAGCCGATAAATGGGCATTATTCAATTTGTCAAAAATCTATTTAAGAGAGGACAGTATGCAATGACGACAGAAAGTCTAGCAAGTATCACAGACCATCCTAAAATTGCAGTGACAAGCGCAGAGTATCGTCGAATCAACGAGAATTTAAGATACTATCAGAGCAACGCTGACAAAATCACTTACATAAATACGGACGGCATCAAGAAACAAAGAGAAGCGACCCATTTGCCAATCGCTCGGACCGCTTCTAAGAAGATTGCAAGCCTGGTATTCAATGAACAAGCTTCAATTAAATTGGACGACGAGCAGGCAGATGCATTCATTCAAGAAACATTGAAGAATGACCGCTTTAACAAGAATTTTGAGCGCTACCTTGAGAGTTGTTTAGCTCTAGGCGGTCTTGCCATGAGGCCTTATGTGGATAATGGACGAGTGAGAGTGTCATTCGTTCAAGCGCCTGTCTTTTTGCCGTTGCAAAGCAACACGCAAGACATTTCAAGCGCTGCTATTGTCACTAAGACGATTAAAGCTTCAGGTCAGAAGAACATCTACTACACCTTGATTGAGTTTCACGAATGGGCGAAAGATGGGAAATACATCATTTCAAACGAGCTATACAGGTCTGAAAGCTCTGAACAAGTAGGTGGACGTGTTCCTCTAGCTGAAGTCTATGAGGATTTAGAAGAACAAGTTGAACTAAACGGTCTAACAAGACCGCTTTTTTCTTATCTCAAACCTCCAGGGATGAATAACAAAGACATCAATTCACCTCTAGGCTTGTCTATCTTCGACAATGCCAAGAGCACGATTGATTTCATTAATACGACCTATGACGAGTTCAAGTGGGAAGTTAAGATGGGCCAACGCAGAGTGGCAGTTCCTGAGAACCTTACAGAAACTCGAATGGTCAACATTGACGGAGACGCCCAGCTTGTCAAGCGGTTTGATACAGAGCAGAATGTCTACTTGCGCTTATCTACTAGCGACATGGATGGTGGAAGCATCACAGACTTGACTACTGCAATCAGAGCAGATGATTACATCAAGACCATTAACGAAGGCTTGAGTCTATTTGAGATGCTTCTAGGTGTATCGGCTGGAATGTTTACATTTGACGGGCAGAGCTTGAAGACTGCGACAGAGGTCGTTTCTGAAAACTCGGATACCTATCAAATGAGAAACAGCATTGTAAGCTTGGTTGAGCAGTCTTTGAAAGAGTTGATTATCTCAATCTGTGAGCTCGGCAGCCTTTACGGTCTATACAACGGCCCGATTCCTCAAATGGAGAAGATTGCAATCAATCTGGATGATGGTGTCTTTACTGACAAGAACAACGAGCTTGACTATTGGACTAAGGCTTTGGCTAGCGGCATTGTCAGCAAGGCTCACGCTATCCAGAAGGCTTTCAATATGTCAGAGCTTGACGCCAAGAAAATGATTCAGGCAATCAATCAGGAAACGATGGACACGGCTAACAGTCAGCGAACACAAGAGGATATTGATATCTATGGAGAATGATTAAATGAACCTAATTCAACATCTAAGGTCGTTTATAGGACTTGAAAGCCCCTCACTAGGACGGAGAATACTAGCAAAAAAAATGGTAGAAGGAATAGAAGAGGCTATCCATGGTAAAAAAGAAGAGACCACCAATCCAATTCAATGACGAGCAACTGCTACTTCAAGCAAGCAATGTCGCAGACATCTACCATCAGTTAGCTTTGGACTTGTTTGATAACGTGGTCGAACGTGTAACAGAGCGTGGCACGGTCTATCTTGATAAGCAACCGTATATCTGGCAACTTGAGAAGATGCAACAGATGCACATGCTGAACGAGGAGAACCTGAAGCTAATCTCTAAATACTCTGGAGTCGCTGAAGAGCAACTACGCTATATCGTCGAAAATGAGGGTTTGAAGCTCTACACGGACACGAAGCAACAACTCATGAAAGATTTAGGGCGTGTATCTGCAGGAAATAGCAATCAGATTCAAGAAATTCTTGCTGACTATGCAAGTCAAGCCGTCGGAGATATCCACAACCTAATCAACACAACGCTTCCTAAAGCCGTTATCGGTGCTTATCAAGGCATCATTGAACAATCTGTCGCTAGAGTGGTCACTGGTCTTTCTACGGCAGATAAAGCCATCTCTGACACGGTCATGAAGTGGCAAGAGAAAGGTTTTCAAGGTTTTAAAGATAGCGCTGGGCGTAACTGGAAAATTGACAATTACGCACGGACGGTTATCAAGACGACAACCTATCGAACCTATCGGGAAATGCGAACGAGACCGGCTGAAGAGCTGGGCATTGATACCTTTTATTTTTCAAAAAAGGCGTCAGCTCGCAAGTCGTGCGCCCCTTTGCAACATGAGATAGTAACGACTGGCCGGGCTAGGGTCGAACATGGCGAGAAGATTTTAGCTTTGTCAGACTACGGCTACGGCCGTCCAGAAGGTTGTTTGGGTATTAACTGCGGTCACATGCTGACACCGTTCATTCCAGGAGCCAATTATAAGCCCGATTTGGGCGAGGATGTGGCAGAGGTTACGCCAGAGCAAGCAGAAGAAAATGCCAACGCAGAAGCTAAACAGAGAGCGCTAGAACGGTCTATCAGGGCTAACAAGGAAAAAATTCACGTCGCTGAGAAATTGGGCGATAAAGAACTGATAGACAAGTACAAGAGCAAAATAGGTACTCAGAACGCTGCTTTGAAAGACTACGTTGATAAGCACCCATTCCTGAAACGGGATGAGGAAAGAGAAAGATATCGCTACAATGATGATGCAGTTCAAAAGTTATACAAAACTATTGACAAACGCTCCAAAAAGGAGTATTCTGAAATACTACAAAATTTAGGAAATAAAGCACCTAAATCTTATAGTGATTTTCGGGCTCTAAGTCGCTCTGAAAAAGACTCCTTGAGGCATGATAATAGGATTGTCAATTATTTCAAAGGGGACATTCAAGAGAAACTGTCTGACAAGCAGAAACAGCAGGCAGTGGAGGCTTACTTTAATTTCAAAAATGCTGGCATAACGTTTGGAGACCATGCAATAGCACGCTACATAGAACGTATGAGGCGTAAAGACGGCACGTTTGCTTATAATTATGAAACGGTAAAGACAGCCTTTTCTCTACCACCTAATTATGTATCAGAGCAGAATGGCAGACTTGCAAGATACTATAACGGTATCCTCTATATCACTGAGCCTGATACAGATATTGTAGTAACTATGATGAAACGTAAAAAACTGAAAGGATTTAAACCATTATGAAATACAGCCAACAAGTATTAGACATGCTAGAGCAAGCTGTCAATGGTCAGATTGATAATTTTTGGGATTTCTCCTTCAAGTTTAACGCCCTTTTCGGAGAAGATGAAGACTTTGCCGAGGCTTGGGACAATGAAAACCCTGAAATGTTTGACGCTCTCAATGACTTTGAGCTGATGATGTTCTTAGAGGAACATGACCCAAGTGATAAGCAAGGATTTATCAATTTCCTAACGCCATACTATGAACAGGTAAAACAGTTAGTAAAACTTAGCGCTTAGAACAATCTAGGCGCTTTTTTCATGCAATAAATTGCTATAAACCACTATAAACCGTGTCGAATTCGATGCGGTTTTTTGCTTGACTTTATCCGCAGTCGGTAAAGAACGGAAGATAATACCTAATTTTAGGAGGACAGAAGAATGGCAGAAGACATTCAAACACAAGCTGACCAGTCAGCCAATACTGGAGAAACCACTGAGTCACAAACTCAAGAGCAACCTGTCAAGACTTTCACTCAAGATGAAGTGACTGGCCTTGTCGCTAAGGAGTCAAGAAAGGCACAAGAGAAAATCTTCAAAAGCCTAGGATTTGAGGATGTCAAAAGCGCTAAAGAAGGACTTCAACAACTCAAAGAGTGGAAAGATTCACAAAAGAGCGAGGCTGAGAAACAGTCAGAAGCGCTTGTTGCTAAAGAGAAAGAGTTAGAAAATGCTTTATCAGATAAGAAGAACCTGGAAGCGAAACTATCAGCTCTAACTTTAGGAGTAAATGCCGAGTCTGTGGACGATGTCATCACTCTGTCTGCGCGCTTGGTATCCGATGAGGTGTCTATCGATGATGCTATTGGCCAAGTATTGCAGAAATACCCTCAATTTGGTCGCAAAGAACAACCAGAGGAGAAGAAACCGACATTTTCGGCCGGAGGAAATCCGACGGCTGGAACGAACCAAGAAGACGCCTTTTTGAAGGCTCTCGGACTAAATAATTAACAGGAGAATGATCAATGACAATTAACTACATCACTAAACACGAAGGCACCTTTGAAAAGAAATTGATGCAAGGCGCACTCACAAGTATTTTGGAAACGCCACAAGTAAACTGGTTGGGCGCTAAGTCTTTCGAGTTGCCTACAATTTCAGTGACTGGCTACAAAGCGCACACTCGCTCTAAAGGCTACAACTCTGGTACAGTTTCAAACGACAAGAAAGTTTACACACTAGGATTTGACCGTGACGTCGAGTTCTTCGTAGATGCTGCAGACGTTGACGAAACGAACCAAGAGCTTTCAGCTGCTAATGTATCTAACACATTCATCACTGAACACGCAACTCCAGAAGTCGATGCTTATCGCTTCTCTAAAATTGCTACAGAAGCTATCACAAACAGTCACTTCAAGTCTGAAGATGACCTGTCAGAAGTGAACATCTACACAAAATTGAAAGCTGCCCTTTTGCCAGTTCGTAAATATGGCGCTCAAAACATCGTTATGTATGTTTCTAGCGAGGTTATGGATTTCTTGGAACGTTCTAAAGAGTTCACACGCTCAATCGCTACTACGTCACCTCAAGGGATTGATACTCGTGTCACTTCGCTTGACGGAGTTCAGCTTATCGAAGTTTGGGACGATGCACGCTTCAAGACTAAGTTTGACTTCACTGAAGGATTTGTTAAGGCTTCAGATGGTAAAAACATTAACTTCTTGATCGTTGCTAAGCCAGCAGTAATTGCCAAGGCTAAATTCAACTCAATCTATCTGTTCGCTCCTGGTCAACACACTGAAGGTGACGGATACTTGTATCAAAACCGTTTGTATCATGACCTTTTCGTCTTGCAATCAAAACAAGATGGGGTCTATGTTTCTCACAAATCTGCTTAATGAGGAGGTAGAAAATGCGTAAGTACGAAAAAGGGAATCAAGTCTACACCGTGCAAGAAGGCAGCTTGCTTGAAGCTCAGCTATTAGCTGATGGATTTGAAGAAGTGATTGAAGATGGCCAAATCTCAGAGATTTTGGCTACTCATTCGCTTACGGAAATGACTTTAGCAGAGCTGAAAGCTCTTGCGAAAGAGCGAGGGTTTGAGGGCTATTCAAACAAGACCAAAGACGAACTTTTGGAGGTGCTAAATGGCCAAGTTTAAAGCAAAATTGAACGTATATCTTGCTAAGTCTGACCGTCATTTTGACAAAGGTCAAGAGTACGATCTAGAGCAAGACGAAGCTAATCGAATTAATAGCCTGTTTAATGGGATTGTTGGTGAAGATTGCCTTGAACTCATTGAAGAGCCTAAGCAAGATCTATTTGAGGTGGGGGCATCCACCTTTTAAGGAGGTGATTAGATGACTTACTTAACGAAAGAGGAGTTCGATAAGCTCGGATTTGAGGTTGAGGGCGACTTTGACAAGCTTTTAAAGCGTGCTGAACTCGCTATCGATGCTTACATCAGGGATTTCTATTCTCTAAACAGCTTTGATAATGACAACAAAGCTCGCAAGAAGGCAGTTAAACGTGCCACGGCTTATCAAGTAGCTTATTTAGATAGTTCTGGGATCATGACGGCAGAGGACAAGCAGTCTATTGCCAGCATGTCAGTAGGGCGGACATCTATAAGCTATCGTTCAGGCTCTCAGAATGGCTCGGGTTCGCTTTCTTTTGGTGAAAGGCATAATTTATCAAGAGATGCTGAAAACTGGCTCAGAATGGTTGGATTTGGTTCGGCGAGGGTTGATTATGATAGATAAACGAATGCTACCTAATTCTGTGACTATCAAAAAGACAATTGGTGAGGACGATTGGGGGAAAGAGGCTTACTCTGAACCCCTTTTATTATCTCCTTGCAAGTTCGATAGATCTTTTTCTCATTCTGGCTCAGGCAATCATCGTAGTGAGTCCAATTCTTCGACTGTGATTGTCTATCACAAATACTGCCATGTCGCGCTCGACAAGAGTTTCGTTGGTGGGGTTGTAGAAGAGGACGGCGTCAGCTACGTTGTTAAGAACATCATCCCTCAATATCATCCTTTGACTAAAAAGCTCCTAGCTTATGAAATCGAGGTGATTTGATGGGTGGTGTCAATGTTAAGATTGACCTTTCAGGGATCGAGAAAAAAGTATCTCCAGAGAATTTCGCTAAAGGAAAGTTAGCTATTGCTAACCAGATGCTGATGGATATGGAGCGCTTCGTCCCAAAACGGAAGGGGGAATTGAGGTCTAGTGGACATGTTCGACAAGACTCGATTATCTATGCAACGCCCTACGCTAGATTGCTCTATTATGGCAAGAAGCGAAAAGGGTTCTTTTCTGAAAAACAAAGAAGGTTTTTCTTTGCTAACAAGGAGAAGTTGCTGAGTCAACGGCCTACGCCTGGAACTGGTCCAAGATGGGATAAAAAAGCCGCTGCCCTACACTCTAAGAAGTGGGGCGATGTCGGATTGAAAGCGATGGGATTGAAATGAACCAAAACAATGACTTTGCAGAGGTCTTACTTGAATATATCAAGGGCATTCAAGACAAAATCCCGTCTAAACACGGTTATTTAGCTGAGAAAGAGGGGTTAGTAGTATTCCCTCTAGCTGGTGGAGAGGTTGTAGACGAGGACATGGCTGGAACTCAAACAGTCAGCTTGCCTTTTGAAATTGCTATCAAGTCACGAGATCAGGAATTAAACAATAATACATTGTGGCAGATTAACGCTGCCCTATCAAAAATGGACCTAGAATTGCCAAGTAAGAATGGATCTTACGAGTTTTTAGGTCTGAAAGTCGACAAGCCTTACTTAAACGATTTAGACGAGCAAGGCTTTTATATTTACTTGCTGGACGTAACTGCCAGCCTTGAAATCGAAAGGAATGAATAATGGTTAAAAATAAAAACGTAAAACGGAAACACTACATCGGTCCTTACAAAGAAACAACTCCAGACACTCCACCAACTGCAGCGGATTATTTCTGGATTGCTAAAGGGATTAAGAAATCATCGCCAGAAAATAACGAGAAGACAGATGATTTCACTGACTTCTCTGGTGACGGGACACCTGAAGAACAAGTGATCACTAAAACACGAGGGCGCTCATTCGAGGGCGTTCGTGATACAGATGACAAAGCGCAGAATTTTGTGGCAGACAAAGAAGACGCAGTCGGTGACGAGCTTTTGGTTTGGTACAAGGAGATTGATGTAACTGAAAAAACTCAATATGAGGGACCAGCTCGTCTTTCTGGTATCGAAATCGGAGACGGGGAAGCGTCTGAAAATGAAAGTATTAAGTTTAAGGTCGTATGGACTCGTAAACCTAAGAAATCAACAGTAGTACCAGGATAATCTGAGGCGTGAAATATCACGCCTTTTTATTTTTGAAAAGAGGAGAAAAACAATGGTCGTAATTAAGAAATTAAGCAATATCATTCCTATTGATTTCGGAGAATTTCAGCTGGAATACATTGCAAATGACAAGGGCGTGAAGGAACTTGATAAGTTCCGTGAGGGCTTAGCAAAGAACTGGAAGAAAATTGAAAAACTTTCCGACGAGAAAATCGCAGAAAAAGCTAAAGAGCTTATCGAAGATGGTTGGACTCAATTATTCGGAGCGGATGCATTTGAAAAAGTCTATAAATTCGCAGACGAAGATACAACTATCGCATTTAACTATCTGATGCAGACCATTCTTGGGATTCAGAAAGAATATCGAGAGCGCAACTCAGAAGACGCATTCAAGAAATATCTAGCGTGATGCCATGTTAGATATTTCTAGAAAGCTAGTTGATGAGCTTGTTTTAGAAATTGAAGGCAAAGAACAGACTTTCCCTCTGCTCTTATCGTTCGATAGAGTCTTGAAAGTTTTTGAATTATGGAAAGACGATGATATTCCTAAATTCATGCGCCCGTTTTTAGCGTTGCGGATCCTTACGGGTGTTTCTTTTGATTGTTTAAGCTTTGAGGAGGCTTTGGAAGTTGTTCAGGCAATTTTTGAAGAGCACATCCAGACAGGCGAGAAAGAAGACGATGTTGAGTATGACTTGGCAGGCAATGTCATAAAGTCCTCGACAACGTCAGAAACACCACAAAAAAGACTCTACAACGTGAAGCATGACGGAGCTTATATCTTTGCTTCTTTCATGCAAGCTTACAGAATCGACTTAATCGAAGAAATCGGTAAGTTGCACTGGAAGAAATTCAATGCTCTAATTGTTGGCTTGCCTGAGGGAACCAAATTTGTAGAAGTCGTGAAAATTCGCTCTTATGAACCGCAAAAAGGCGACAGTCAGGAATACATCGATAAGATGCGAGAGTTGCAAAAAGAGTATCGTCTTCCAGACGATGACTACGACGAAGAAGATGACGAGTATGACTATTACGAGTAGAAAGGAGGCATAAATGGCAGATGGTAAAGTGGTCATCCAAGTTGATATGGATGGCAATAAGGCTCAATCAGGAGTGGCACGTCTAAAAGGGATGGTTGGCGGACTGACAGAAAGCGGGATGCAACTAGGTTCGGTCTTTAAGTCAGTTTTAGGAGCTAACATTGTCAGCGGTGCGCTGATTTCTGGGATTCAATCCCTTGGCAGTGCTATCAAGGGTGTATTTGCTACAGCTCTAGATGAGGGCGCCAAACTCCAACAATCATTTGGTGGCGTTGATACGCTATATACGACTGCAGCTGAGTCTGTAAAGCAATATGCGAACGCTGCAGCCTCAGCTGGTATCTCTGCTAATACCTACGCAGAGCAAGCTGTTTCTTTCGGTGCCAGCTTGAAGCAAGCGCTCGGTGGTGATGCTGTGAAGGCTGCACAAATGGCAGACAAGGCTATCATGGCCATGGCTGATAACTCAGCCAAGATGGGTACAGATATTGGTTCAATCCAGCAAACGTTCCAAGGCTTCGCTAAACAGAACTATACCATGCTAGATAACTTGAAACTTGGATATGGCGGTACCAAAGAAGAAATGCAACGACTTCTTAAAGACGCCAGCAAATTAGAAAAAGCAATGGGCAAGAAGTTTGATATCAACAACTTTGCGGATATCGTAGAAGCCATCGACCTAGTTCAACAAGAGTTGGGAGTCGCAGGAGTCGCAGCACAAGAAGCGCAGACTACATTCAGTGGTTCGTTTGCGGCAATGAAGGCTTCGGCATCCAACTTCTTGGCGAATTTGACGCTCGGAGAAGATATTGGACCGTCTTTAAAAGCGCTTATTTCTAGCACCTCAACGTTCCTTTTAGGCAATTTCTTGCCTATGGTTGGAAATATTATGAGACAACTTCCTCAAGCTATCGATACAGCCTTGGCAGAAGCTGGGCCAAGGATTGAACAAGGGTTCAAATCGTTGTTTGCTTCGCTCGGAGTTGACGAGGGTGTTTTTGACGTAATCAAAGACACTTTTCGAGATGTTGTTGTGACAATCCAGTCGCTCTTTGAAGAACTGACAAGCGAATCCAATGGGTTTGGTAATGTTATTCAAGGGGTTGGAAATGTCATTCAAACAGTTAACGTCATCATCCAGAATATGGCTATGGCCTTTCAGTTTGCACTAGAAGCCTTCTCTGAAACAGGAGCAATCAAGAACGCCTATCAAGCATTTAAGGATTTGACGGATGCAGCTTTAGATCTTGCTATTAAGTTAGGCGATGCTATTCCTTGGGATATCGTAGGCGCAGCCGCTGGGCACGTCGTGAACGCTATTTCAATGATTGTGAGCTGGATTTCAAAATTAACTCAATCAATTAGTGCAGATGTCTGGAGAGGATTGATTGCAGGGATTGGAGGAGCTCTAGTCGCTTTCAAGGCATTTAATTTCTTGAAGAGCTTTAATCCGTTTGGCTTATTTGCTAAAGGCGCCAAGGAAGGGGCAGACGAAGTTGTAAAAGGTGCAACGAGCTCGAAAAGCGCAATCGCTCAAATCTTCAAATCAATCTCAACTCTAATCAAAACAACAGGAACAGCAATCAAAACGGCTGCGACAGGAATTGGTGAAGGCATCAAAATTGCTCTTTCTGGATTGGCTCCGGTCATCCGAGCATTTGGATTGGCTTTGAGAACGGCTGGGATTGGGAACATCCTTGCTCTTGGCGGAGCGATTGGTATTGCAGCAGTCGGAATCGGCGCTGGAGTGGCTATTATTGCGGCAGGCTTAAGTCTCATTGCTAGTCAAGGTGAAGGGGTAGCCACGATCATTAACGCTGTTGGTCAGGCATTCGCTACGGTTGCTACTGCGATTATTGGTGCATTTGCTCAGGCTATTGTATCTGTCGCAGGAGTTTTACCAACAGTAACAAGCGCCCTCGCTCAGCTATCTCCTCTTGTTGTTGCGGTTGGAGAAGCAATTGGAGCAGCTGCGCCATTCATTACAGCTTTAGGTGATGCAATTGCAACTGTAGCTACAGCAATCACTCCAATCGTCGATATTATAAGTAATGCGTTCGTTTCAGTAGCTCAAATTATTGCTGACGCTATCGTTCAAATTGTTGAAGCAATAGCTCCATTTGCTCCAGCCATAACTGAAATGGTGGTTGCGATTGCTCCTTCAATTGCAGATATTGTTTCGTCATTTAGCAGCATGTTCTCTCAGATTAGTCCTATCATTGATAGCTTGTCTAATCTCTTGAAAACATTTGGAGAACAAGTGAGCTCTATCTTGAAAAGTGCTGGTAGTGTAGTTGAGTCCTTTGGCTCTGCTATCCGTAATGTCCTTGACGGTGTAGCTGGAATCTTTGACAGCATCGGTAATGCTGCCTTAAACGCAGGCCTTGGAGTCAAATACATGGCTGAAGGGATTTCGATGCTCACTGAATTAGGGTTGCTAGATTTAGCTGGAACATTGGCAACAGTGGCAACAGGATTGACAGCTATTGCCAATTCTGGCATTGCTTCAGCAGGTCCTGGGTTGCAACAAGCAGGGACTGGGTTGAGTTTGATAGCTATATCAGCTCAACTTGCAAGTGTAGCCTTGCAATCACTACCTACGGCCTTATCATCACTAAGCACTAACCTTAGCACATTGCCAGAAACACTGACAAGCGCTGGAACTTCGATGAGCACGTTTGCTACATCGGTCATGGCTTCATTTGCAAGCTTGTCTGGTTCTGTATCTGGTGTAATGGCGCTTCAGACAGGTTTGGTGGCTCTAGCTAATGCTATGATGATGGCTCAAAGTGGGGCTTCAGCGATGTCTTCTACTCTAACGATGATTAACGCTTCAGCTTCATCAGCTACATCGGCCATTTCTCAGCTTGCTTCAGGTATGGCTTCAGCGATGGCTCAAGCTGTATCGTCGGTTCAGTCAAACATGGCATTGATTGTGACTGTAATTTTGCAGTCGTCAATTCAGATGACGCAAGCAGGCCAACAGGCAGGCCGTGGGGTTTCTGAAGGGATAACAAATGGTATCCGTTCAGGAGTCGGCTCGGCGACATCAGCAATGTCATCCATGGTCAACTCTATCCAGTCTACAGGAATGAGAGGCGTCTCTACTATGCGCTATGTAGGTGACATGATTGGTCAAGGTTTAGCACAAGGTATGTACTCAGCGCTTGGAGCTGTCACGGCTGCTGCTAATGCTCTTGTCGCTCAAGCTGAAAGAGCCGCACAGGCCAAGGCTAAGATTAACAGTCCATCACGCCGTTTTAGAGACAACGTCGGACGTTTCATTTCTCAAGGGGTGGCAGTCGGTATCTTGGCAGATGCTCACAAGGTAGATGATGCCATGGGCGATGTATTCGACCAAATCAAAGCCTTTAACTTTGCCCCTGAAGACATTCTTGGAGTAGGTCAGGCTAGCCTTACGAAGACACTTCAGGTCAAGTCAGACCTAGATCGTCAAATTAAAGCGAGCGTTAAGGTCGTACAAGAAAAATCTAACCGACTTGTCGAGCAAGCTCTAGAAGTTGCTGAGAAGGCAGTCAAACGGCCAGTCAGTCTGATGATGGAAAGTGGAGCGCTTGTCGGTCAAATCGGCCAAAAGATGACCGATTACCAAAACGACCAACTCATGATCGATAACATGATGAGAGGGATTATTTAATGGACACAGTTATCTATAACAATCATGACCTCTCTGAGGTTATAAAAATCAACGAAGTAATTCGTCCGGTAGGAAACGAAAGGGACGTCACAACAAATGACGCCCCTTTTTTGGGTGTAAACGTCCAAGAAGTAAGAACCGGACCTAAAAAAATCAAAGTTAAGTTTACCGTTCAGAAAAAAACGGCTAGGGATACCGAATTGGCCAAGCACACCTTAGCTACAATCCTGAACACCGACAAGCCAGTTCGTATTGATATTTCAGACGAGCCTGACAAGTACTATATGGGACTTGTCATTGGTTCTGTGGATGTCGATAACGTAGCTAGATGGCTTCAAAAGGGCGAGTTTGAGATTCTTGTTCCTGATGGTGTCGCACATGGTACGACCTATAGACGGTTCGATAACGGCCAAGAGCAACCTGACAAGGTTGTTTTTAACTTGGTCAATAATGGCAACGTCCCAGCTTTTCCTGTCGTTACGGTCAAAAACAACGCTGAGAACGGCTATATCGGTCTCGTCAATACTAGCGGAGCTTTTGAAGTTGGAGACCGTGAAGAGGCTGATACAGGGATAGTTAAGAAATCCGAAATCTTAATGGATTTTAGAGGCGATAAAATCTCAACTGGTTTTTCCCAAGCATTAAAAAATCAAGGTGTTACAAACGACAATACGGAGTATGTGGTAGGAACCGCTGAAAGAATAAATCTCTGGGAGCGTCCCCATATTAAATTAAAAAATCTACGAGGTGAAACCAAGTTACAAAACTATGCTGCTAGTCTAACTTGGACTATCCCGAATGATAGTGTAGGAGAAATTGGGTCTTTAAACGATTATCTTTGGTGGCGACAAGTCTTTTGGTCTGAGGCTCTTAATCAGTATGGTTTTATTAAAATTACTATTTCTGACACTAACGATAAATTCTTATACGGCGTGGAGAGTTTCAAAAGGTCTCTGGGCTCAGAATGTGAATATAACTTCTTTGCTAGCGATGGCAAGGGTAGCTATAACATTCTGAAACGTTGGGAATTTGACGGAAGCACTACAGGAGACATTAACCCTTTTAGTGTAGCTAGAGGCTGGTCAGATTTGAAACGGAATGATGACAAGGTACAAGTCTTTTATCGTGGCTCTTACTTTACTTTCACAGTTCCTGAAATAAAGGGCAGAAAGTCAGCTAAGATCCATGTGACATTAGGGGCATATCGAGATTATCCAATGGTCTCTCATATGTATCTTGATGAATTGTATTATCGCAAAGATTTTGTGCCAGGAATCGGTGATGTGCCGAACCGCTACCCAATCGGTTCAAACGTTGTGCTAAACAGCGAGAATGACACTGTCACAGTGGACGGCCTTGAGAAGATTGTAGACGTCGTAGATGGATCAAGTTTCTTGACTATTCCTCCAGGTAATAGTCAGCTTGAGGTCTATTGCTCAAGTTGGGTCAAGACCAAGCCAACTGTAAAAGTAGAATTTAAAGAAAGGTATCTATAGCAATGTTATTGACAATACATGACTCAAATTTGAGAAAAGTGACTTTTATCGACAATGACAAACAGGATACATTGAACTATTTCAATGACACCTGGACAAGATACCTGGAAACTGGTTCTAGTACCTTTGATTTTACAGTCTTTAAAAAGGCAATTATCTCAGATGTAGGCAAAAAGAGGGCTTATAACTCTCTCAATGAGAAAGCCTTTGTTTCATTCAGATACAAGGGCAGAACTTACCTGCATACAATCCGAAAAATTGAGGAAAATGAGAAGGTCATTAAATGTTACGGTATCAATCTAAACCTTGAGCTTATCAATGAGTATTCTATCCCTTATAAATCACCTAAATCTATGAGTTTTAAGGAGTTTTGCGAGGCTATGGACCTGCTCAACTATACTTTCTTAAAAATCGGTATTAATGAGGTTGCTAATAAGAAAATCTCTGCTGAATGGGAGGGCACAGATACTAAGCTCAATAGACTTTTAAGCCTGGCTAAGAAATTTGGCGCAGAAATTGAGTTTGACACACGTCTCAACGCTGACAGCTCTATCAAGTCATTTACAGTCAATGTCTATCATGAGCACGACGATAGCCACCAGGGAGTTGGTCAAATTAGCCCAAAAATCTTGAAGTATGGTAAAAACCTCAAGACGATCACTAGGGCAATTGACAAAACTGGGATCTATAACACGGTTGTCCCAACAGGTAAGGATGACAAAGGCAACGTAGTTGATATTAGGGGTCTTGGAGCTTGGTCAGTCAATAACGCAAAGGGAGAACGTGAGTTCTACCAGTCAGGAGCTGCATTGTATGCCCCTCTCTCTATGCAGATGTATCCGTCTACTTTTACTCACTCAACAGGGGACCGTGACCAGTGGATCCGTAAGGATATGACGGTAGAGAGTTCAAATCCTGAGGTCATCCGTTCGACGGCTTACCGTGAGCTCAAAAAGAACTGTTATCCAGCAGTAACTTACGAGGCTGAGGGCTTTGCGGATCTTGAAATAGGAGACACAGTCAAAGTCTATGATGACGGCTTTAGCCCTACTCTCTTGCTTGAAATGAGGGTATCTGAGCAAACTATCAGCTTTACCAATCCGAAGAACAACAAGACAACTTTTTCAAATGCTAAGGCGCTTGAAAATCGTCTATCCCAAGGCATTCAGCAACAGCTAGACAGGATGATAGAAGAGGCTAAGCCTTACACTATCAAACTTTCTACTGATAACGGTGTAGCCTTTAAAAATGGCCAAGGACAGACGATTGTGACTCCTACCCTAATGAGAGGAAATAAGGTCATCAATAGCGGCTGGCGCTGGGTTGTAGATGGCGAAATCAAGGCTACAAGTCCTAGTTACATTGTCCGAGCCTCTGACATCAACCAAAAGATGGTTTTGACGGTATCAGCATGGATTGATAACAAAGAGGTGGCGTCTGAACAGTTGACTCTTATCAATGCATCTGATGGTCTCCAAGGTCAAAAAGGGGACGCAGGACCTAAAGGAGATCCTGGTCCTAAAGGCGATAAAGGGGACAAAGGAGCTATTGATGAAACCCAGCTAAAAGAAATCAAGACAAGTATTGACTCTAAAGCCGACCAAGGGCTAACGCAGCAACAGCTCAACGCTTTGAATGAGAAAGCTGGAATTATCCAAGCTGAGCTTGAGGCTAAGGCGAGCGCTGATATTTTGGATAACTGGATAAAGGCTTATAAGGACTTTGTCAATGCGAATGAAACCGCAAGAGCACAAGCTGAGAAAGATTTGATTTCAGCTAGTCAGCGGGTCTCAAGTATTGCTAAGGATCTTGGAGAATTGTCTGACCGTTGGAATTTCATTGATACCTATATGAGTTCCTCAAATGAGGGGCTTGTGATTGGTAAGAACGACGGCTCGTCTAGTATGCTATTTAGTCCAAATGGACGAATTTCAATGTTTAGCGCTGGTGTCGAGGTCATGTATATCTCTCAGGGCGTTATCCACATTGAGAACGGTATTTTCTCTAAGACTATCCAAATAGGACGTTTTAGAGAGGAACAGTATCATCTTAACAATGACATGAATGTCATTCGTTATGTAGGATAGAAAGGAGCGAAATGCCTAGATTTAGTAATTCGAGTAACAGCTTATATTTGAATGTGTATATTGATGAAGTTTCAACAGACATTTCTGCTAACACCTCAACCATCAATTGGCAGTTGACAGTTAGTCGTTATACGTACTATCACACGCTCAATAAACAGGGAGACAGTACTTTATCTCTAACTTTGGACGGCCAAAATGTGCACTCTAGCAATCCAGTTTGGGAAGTTTGGGACGGCGAGGTCACTCTCGCTAGTGGTTCAACCACAATCTCACACAACTCAGACGGTCGGAAGACACTACCTTTCTCATGTACGTTCAATCCGAATAACGGACTGCATGGGACTATCACAGTATCAGGAAATCTCGGTCTGACTGCTATCCCGCGCTCAAGCTCTGTAAGCGTGAGCGCTGGGGTGATTGGTAGTGCGGTTACTATCAACATCAATCGTCAGAGCTCCAGCTTTAAGCATACAGTGCGCTATGCATGGGCCGGCAAGAGTGGAACGATTGCAAGCAACGTGGACACATCCGCAACGTGGACAATCCCTCTTGATTTTGCAAATGACATCCCAAACTCCGCAAGTGGAACAGGGACTATCTTTGTAGATACCTATTCAGGATCTACAAAGACAGGCACGCAGTCCACTACATTCACGGCTAGCGTACCAGCGAATGTCAAGCCCACATTTGCAGGAGTTTCCCTGTCGGACTTGAACGGTGCAGCTCAAAATCTTATCCCAAACGGGAATACGTTCATTCAGGTAATCTCTAACATCAAGGTAGCTTTTAATGGTGCAGTCGGTTCTTACGGCTCATCCATCACTGGATACTATGCTGAAATCGTCGGCAAAAACCAGTCTACAAGTTCAAACGGTGGCAGTCTTGGCATTATGAATTATCACGGCACAATCAAAATCAGAGCGAGCGTGTCTGATAGCCGTGGCCGTTGGTCGGATACTAAAGAGGTGTCTGTAACCGTGCTTGAGTATTTTGCTCCTGCTCTTAGCTTCAGCATAGCAAGAACAGGCTCAACATCTAGCACCCTAACAGCTACAAGAAATGCCAAAGTAGCGCCTTTGACCGTCTCAGGTAGTCAAAAAAATACAATGACCCTGACATTCAAGGTTGCAAGGCTTGGGACTACCAACTTTCAAGTAGATACAGGACCAGCCACTGGATCCTGGACAAGTATCTCAAACCTAGTCAATTCTCAGGCTAACCTAGCTAGCAATTATCTAGCTAATCAGTCATGGGTTGTCATCGGTGCACTTGAGGACAAATTCACTCGTACTGAGTTCATGGTCAACGTGGCCACAGAGAGCGTAGTATTGTCTTACGACCGCTCAGGGGTTGGGGTCAACAAAATCCGTGAACGTGGAGCCTTGGATGTGAAAGGCGATATATACGCCAATGACCAGCCTATTCAGCAATATCAGCTGACACGTAATAACGGAATTTCTATTTTAACAAAAGAAAGTCTTGATAATATCCTTAAAAATGGTATGTACTATAGTCACAGTGCACCTGATAGACCAAGAAATCAGAATGGCTGGTTATTGGTTCAAGTCTATGATGACGCTCAATATGTTGTGCAGACTTATTGGACAGCTGAGAAAGAGACAATGTTAGTAAGGTATCGTATAGCTAATAAATGGGGAGAATGGAAAGAAGTTACCACAAGAGATGACATCCAAAAATACACTCAAGGAACACCTTGGCAAAACCTAACTCTACAAAATGGATGGCAACATCATCCTGAGTATGAAAAAGTTCAATGCTCAAAAACATTTGACGGAGTGGTTTATATCAGAGGCACTTGTAAAGGCGGAAAGACTACCCGAGAGTCAATTATCTTTACTTTGCCTGAAAATTTCAGACCATCCACAGCACTGTTCAAAACAGTGTTAAACAGTAACTACGGCCCTGCAGTTGTCGGAATTTACCCAGGAGGTACTGTAGTAGTCAAGGGAAACGTTGACGCTACATGGCTCAACTTTGACAATATTTCATTCAAAATTTAAAAAGGAGAAAGCATGAAATTAGAATATGGGACAAAGTCCCAAGAATTTGACGCAAGCGGAACAGCATCGGCTACAAAGGTCACGTTAGTCAATTCAGACGGTGCTATCGTACCTATCTTGCTACCAGCTGATAAAATCAGCTTGTCTAATACCGAGCTTTTTGAGATGGCTCTTGAAGTTTTGTATCAGGAAAACTTCCCAAACCGAGCAGAAACCGAAAAATTCAGCAAGGTGGATGAGCAACTCAAGCAAAATAAAGAAATGGCAACCAAGGTAGAGCAAGCAACCGTAGAAAACAAAGAAAACCTCGACATGGTGTCAGCTATCACAGAGGTTCTCATCGCTCTAGCTATTTCTCAAAATGGTGGCATGCCTACTTATGCTTACAATAAAGTAGCTGGGTTCATCAAGCCACTTGTTAAAAGTACACGATACGGAAATGGCGATATTGTCGCAATGCCTTATCCGTTTGATACGAATCCGAAATGGCCAAAAGGCACGCAGACCATCTTTATGTTTCAAATGAGAGCAAACGAGGGGTTCACATACAAAGACCAGTTGCTCTCTGATATGCTTCAGCAAGGTGTGCTGACTGTTGTCATGCCACGTATCGATTAGAAGGAGGTTGTATGCCAGGTTATGAACGATTTCTCGTACAGATCTTTATCACCCTCATTCCTGTGATTGGTCTTTATTTTTCGATGAAAGATAAAGCAACCAAGCAGGAGAATCGTCTTACGATTTTAGAGAAAGATATAGAAAATCTGAACGAATTCAAGACATCAGCCAACAAACGGCTCGATAACCACGACGAACAGAATAAGG